AGTAGTGTGCTCCTATACTAAACTTATATTTTAAAATTAAAATAATTAAAATATAATTAATTACTAACTAAACAAATTAAAACACACAGTTTATTCATCAAATGTGAACATTGACCTACCACCTCTTTTTTTCAAAACTGTTATAAATGATTTAAATTGTTTATTCTTCTTTATTTCTTTATCAATTAAATCTAATGCCTTATTTCTAAAGCGTGAGAACATCGTTGCCCATGGCTCGCTATCGATCTCGGGTAATGTCAGGACAAACTCCTTTATCTTATGCCAATCTATATCACCAGTAGCCACATTCAAAAAGAAATAAGTTGATAAAGAAAATAAATGATATTCTTTATCTAATCCATTTTTTATTAAAGTTATATGTATACAATTGTCAATCATGGTTGACCATTCATTTGTTTTTAGCATTTTGATTATGCACACTATAGTTTCTAAAACACCCAAATTCTCCCCAGAGCAGAATCCATTTTCGCTAAAATCAAATAGTGTTTCAAAAATTTCTGTTTGCTTATATATCAATTCCTTAATAGCAGACTTATAACTCATTTTCTTATCTGCCTTCTTGAGATATGTTACAGAAAAAATTGGTTGTGATTCTATATTTGTTTGATCTTCCATATCCATAGGATCATCTGAAAGAAATTCTAAAGTTTCTTCCTCAACAGCTCCTTGACAATGAACGATTTTCGACAATGAGATTAATGAAGCTTTGCTTATTTTATCATAATTTGTATTTAACAGTTCTGTTGTTTTCATTAATGCAGTTAAGTCTATAAGGCCATATGGGAGTTCAGGACCGTCAAAATGTTGCATTTTGTGGAGCTGAGCACGCTTCAAAAGGACAGTTTCATTTTCATTGACAATTAATTTCCCAAGTGATACTGACTCATAATTTAAATATTGAAGTTTATTTTTATCTATCCGGGGCTTTTTTGAGATGGTTGATACAATTACTGGGCAAACTGGTATGATTTCATTAAATGCTCTTGTTTTATTTCCGAAATGTTCTTGGTTTCTCCTTAGTATTGAGTCCTGATTGTGTATTTGATAACTGTATGTGTTCTTAGTTTTCCTCTGATATGTTATATAATAATCTACCCTATCATCAAATTCAACTTTGCTAAAGTTTTCAAACTTTAATCCATGCTTAGATGATAATAATTTTCTACCAGAGAAAGTAATAATATCCATACCAGTACGTGCCAATTGAAGTTCAGCTATCATTAATTTATCATTTTCCCCAATGATATGGATAGATCTATTGTAACTTTCGATCTTGAGATCAATAGGGCCTGTACCAAGTGCTCTATTTACTTGCCAATCATTCCAGGTGACATGCTCTGCACTTTTCATAGCATCATATTTATCTAGGTCTTTCTGTGTCAATTCATCTGTCCAATATAAAATTGGAATAAATTCGTGCCTTATATGACTGCGTCTTATAACATCAAAAAGATGCTGCACAGGTACTAATTTATATGTAAATTTGTCAATCATTTCTTTTAAGAACTTCTTCTTTGAAAAATCAATAATAAAACTGTCTGCAAAGTAAGCAATCAGCCTAAAGCATTCAATTGCTATATTCATTTCATTACTGGATGCTTTTTGTATAGTCCCTTTATAATTTAGAGATGAGATATTCTTAAGGAAGTGCACCATAATCCAATTGTCGTCTCGTTTTAGATTCCCATGCACTAGTGCACAAAAGTCAGTTGAGGTATAAGATTTGGTTGGAAGGATGAAGATTTTAACCTTGTGTTCAGTTGACTTGACATATTCATAACATATTTGATAGAACCTCGTATACTCCATTATTTCATATTTCAGATCTTGAGTCACTTGCAATTTTGCTCTATTCTTATTTATTCTCTCTAACATTTTATCTTTTAACTTTGTCTTTTCGATAAAGTCAACAAGATGCAAAACATCTCTCCTTAGTTCTTCTTCATCTGCTCCAGGTAGGTCTAATGTATTTTGAGAATATGCTCTTAAAACTAAAGCAGGAGAATGTTGTATAAGTTTTAAATTCCTGATCTCTGGCATGTTATTACACGTTACTCCTGTCCTCTTGAGTGGAAGACTTTCTAATTTTAGAACAAGACTATTGGCAATTGTAAGTATTAGTGGGTCATTTAAGATGATGAATTGATAAATTAATTCTATATCATGCAAAGATAACGTTAGATTATTTAAGTCTTTAGATAACATTTGATATGACTCTTGAAATGTCATTCTGCCTAAAATATCTGGTTGTTCTTCTAACTCAAGATTGTCGCCTATATAAGAATATTTGTTTTTAACACCAGAATAATCAATAACTGGTTTATGTGAAAATAAAATTTGTTCTATAAATAATTGTGCTGGATTTTGTATGGATAAACTTTCTTTAAACTTTTTAGAATTGTATCTGTATATAACAGCATTCATGAAATCCTGTTTGTTTTCACCTTTAGTTACTAATAATTCTGGTTTTGCTAACATATATTCTAAATTTGGATCCAAACCCCCATGGTTTGATAGCTGATTTTGATAGTCATTGAAGGAGATCAGTTTTTTTAGGCAACCATTTGTGGTAAATTTGCGCGGGGTTAATAAAGATCTCCCTCTCATTTCGCTAGTCTCACCCATGGTATTGTCGACTTCTAATTCTGAGTCTAATACTAAATATCTTAAGACTTTTAATCTAAATATGTCATTATCTGTTAGTATTCTCATATCCCAGTCTTGAATCTTAGTACATTGATCAACTATCTGCTCTTTTCTCATATCTATTGGGCTGCATCTTTGCAATAAATTTGTTAAGAAGGTTACATTCCCTGCCTCCAATCCTAACAATGCAATTGTTGATAATTCTGATTGTATTATACCAAATAATTCAACTGGCAAATCAACTCTATTTTTTGCAGGTAAACCTAATAAAGGGTCATTAATTTGTCCTGGTAGCATATTATAAGTATTGAATGTAATCCAATAGTTAATGGCAATACTTAACCAAGCTAAACTTGGAGGACATCCATGTTTTATTGCAGTTTGTGTAGAAGTTAGTCTTGAGGCCATGTCTTCATATGGTCCTATATATGCGCAATCACCTACTGATGTCAGTAAGAACCTACCGAATATTGAAAATGGTTCACCCGAGATACAAAACAAAGACACAAACTCTTTAATAACACTATTCAAATATGTCTTCTTCATATTGGCCTGGCAACCAAATGCATAGCAAACTTTTTCAAAAGTTTCAATAGAGTGTTGAATTAAAATTTCTTTTGATAATCTATTATATATATATACAATACTTGTTTGATTATCATCCGAGTGGACTAATGAATTCACCAAACTATTCCCTTCTATTAGCTGGGCAACATCCTTAATGATATCTTTGTACACAGACATTGCACATGAATGAACATAACTTGAAGTATAATTGAAATTCCCTTGGAGCCAATTCTTTTTTATATTTACATAATTTGCATTTAAATTGTCTGTCATTTCTAAGATGATATCATTTTCTCTGTGTATTTTTTGATCTAGTATATTACATATCATCTCATCAGGTAATATTAACTTTTTCTCCATATAATTGCAGAAAAAGTAAATCATTCTCTCTTTCTCTTGAGGGTATAATATTGGATCCATGGCTATTAACCAGAAGTATTTGAAGAAAACATCTTGAGCACTCCATTTGGACATATCAGCATTGATTTCAATCTTAAGGGCTTTATAAATTTCATCATTGTTTTCACCTAGAATCTGATCTGACCTCCTTTGTTTCATATTTTCCACTATGAATCGAATTTCTTGTTCTGATTTCAGTTCTAGAATTTTCATTTTACTATCACCAGGTTCACTTATCATTTCGTCTGGATTTAATTTGCATCTCTCCTTAGCTATCCTTTCTATACCATACATGCATAATTTGGCTTCAAATTCACCCACAAAAATTTCTCTATCTTTTGCTGTCTTCTGTCCTTTATTGAAAAATGTAAAGTAAAAGTCTTTGTGCTCTACCATAGTATTCATAATTGTTTGAATAGTAGTTAGATTATCATCTATCTTATCATCTTTATATAATTCATACAATCGGTCGAAAACTTTAGTAGACATGAAATCTTGATAGTTTGGGATGGATTGTCGCAAATCTTCATAATTAGAATGATTAACCTCTAAATCTATTTTTTCTTCATCTATGAATAATGGATTTGCCACGCGCATTTTTTTCTCAAATGCACTGTTTGCTTTTTCTATTTTTTTATTTACATGTGATTTGAGCTCTTTAAAATCTCCTATCTTAATACATGATTTGGAACTTGTGAATGTTGAGATTGTCGAGAGAGATCTATTGAAATTATTCCGGTTTTCAATTTTATTTCGTAAATGATTATGTCTAGACGTGTCTAATAGCAGATTTTTTGAAAGTGAATGGATTAGTATAGGAAGATTGACAGTTTGCTTGACTTCATCTTCGGACCAAGGATTGACAGTATTTAGCCTCTGGTCTTTTTCAATTTCTAGAACTGTCTTGGCCAAATCAATCAAAACATGGTGCTTTTCATGCAATCCTTTTGCATTGAAATAAAATGGAAGATATATTTGATTGATATAGCCTTTCAATGTGACCTTGCCTGGAAACCAAATGGATTCAAAATCATAATTGTCTTCTACTCCTTTTTGAGTGATATCATAATCAGACAGGGCAACACTTCTAAGTTCGATTTTTTCTTTCTGTCTATTTGCTGTAAAACACGCATTTTTAATTAATCTGGTCACATAAACACTGAATAGTGTTTTTGTGTAAGGTGCAAATTTCTCAGCAATATAATCTTTTACCTTGCTTGAAATTGCTAGTGAGTTCATTATCATATATCTAGCTGGTTCTGTTAAAGATAATAGCGATTTGGTAATGGAAATTGCAGTATAATATGAGAAATTCATTATATCAACTAATTCAACATTTGGGGAATAATATTTGAAGAGTAATGTAGTTGTGAGAAATAAGCCAGGACTAGTGACCAATCGTTGGCATCGCTCTTTATCTAACCTGATAGATTTAGATATAGAAATATAACCGTTTACAGTTTTAAAAGTTGCATATAATGCACCAGGATTCAATAAACATGATTCAGTTTCGTGTAATACTATAATAGAATATACTAAAGTTGCTCTTTTTGTTTTAATGTCTGAGCTTGGCATCACTAACCCGAACATGTTATTGTTGGCACAAGTAGCAACTCTAAAAGTGTTGTGACGATTATATTGTGAAACAGATAGCATGTTTTTCATTAAAACAGATATGTCTTGCAAACTGGACCAATAGCATGATTTAATAATATATTCTAAGTGTTTTGACATATCTTCTGATGCAGATTTTATTTCAGTAGCGAAATTGGTATATATAAAATCTTTTAGAGGATCCAGGTTTGATTCTTTAGAGAGTATGCTTCTAGTAGCGTCTAACATTTTAATTGATTCTAAATAAATATTGTCATCATTGAAATCTAATATTTTAGGTCGGTTTAGATCCAAATCATTGTTCATTTTATTTTTAAAAGTTTTATGCCCTCCAATACCAAAGAAATTTTTCAATAATTTTATCTTATCGTTTTTGTCAAAATATTCATTTGCTAGTATGAATTGTTGCTCCCATAACATATAGCATTTCCCAACTTTTACTGGTTCTAGCTTTTTTGTCACTTTTTTCCATGATAATCTGGCTTCTTCTTTTCTAGTTAGACAAATTTGATTATATTTTTCTACTTCTTCTGAAAAATCCATACATGCACCCATTGATTTAAATGCAGAAGCTAATTCTGCAGGTCCATTTAAGTTTTGAAGGGATTTTGACAATCGTATTATTTTTTCTATGTTATTATTGCTTTTTAAATGATTTGGTGGAGTCCATATAAAGTGTCCACTTGGTTTTTGATCACAAATATTATTGCTAAGCTCTCGTTCAATCTTTATGCGCTCTGTCATCGCATCCCAACCTATCTGAATGTCTGCTTTTACTGGCTTCGAATAATTACCATCCAAAAGGAAAACGCTTTTGACTAACTTGTCAATATATTTGTTGTATTCTGCCTTAGTGTAATCTTTTAGTTTTATTAGGTTGACATTCCATTTTTCTGCCTCATGAGCATTGAATCTAATTGATTCTTCAAAAAGTCGTCTGTAAGGGATTGGCATGCTATATTTGAATTCTTTGTAGATGGGGTGTTTATAGAGGTCATCACATCCTGTTTTACACCAAGGTGCAGTTATAGTGAAATCACCATGTGATACTTTTAAAATAAATTCTTCATTATCAGCAAATTTCTCATATAGCATTCGCTTCAAATCAAAGAATTGATCAAAGTTTATATCTAAAGTGATGTCGTTAAATAGATTTCTAAATTCGTCAGAAGAAAAATTAACTTCTTTTGATATTGGATTGATTCTAATTATAACAACTTCATAAGCAACTCCAAGCTTTGGGCAAACATCTCTAAATATTTCATTATAACGATTGAAAGTTTGTACAGCAGTATCTTTGCTAACAGATACTTTGTAATCAATCACATATAACTTGTTATTTACAAATAAGTAATTGTCTGGCGTAATATTTGGCATATTTATTTCTAGTGGATTGAAGTCAGGTAGTATCTCAAGGAATATATCAGTGATATGTATATCGTTTCTATATTCTATATTTAAAGCTTTACATAATTCACGCCCAAAATAATCGTGCCGTGCCATTAACAAGTCTGTATCTATATCTTTTGCTACAGATGGATCAGTAGCTGCACGAATCCGTGCAATGAATTGATCATACTGTTGTTTATCCATAAGGTTTAGTATAGGAGTACACTACT